CTCAAGACATGACAAAAATAATGAGTGGTAGTTCTATAAGTTCAAAGATATTAGTTGGTCAAGATGTTTTTAAAAAAATGGAAGTTAACGTTGCTGGTGCAGGTGGATTAGTCGAAAGAAGAGGGCTTTTTGATGTAATGACCAATGCCCCAGATACGCAAATTTTGCAAGCAACAGGATTAAGCGTAGGTGACTCAGTATTACCAGAACACGTAGTAAGCACTGCCGCAGAAATGAATAAAGTAAGATTATCAAAAGTAACTGGTCAAGATACAATTAACGCATTTATCGGTGGGCAAGGAGCTTATACTCAAAAGCAATCGGACGTGTTAGCTACATCATTACTTGATGCCGCGGAGTCAGTAGCTGACACTTCAGATTTAGGTGGCATAGCAACCGGAATTTCATCAGATTATGCGGCAGAGGGTGTTTCTGATGGGACAAAACAATTAAGGGATTTAAAAGTATTTATTTCAACAGATAGGGAAGCAGCTTTAACTGCGGTTAAAGAAAAAATAGAAACTGGTGGTTTAGGCGTTGCTAGAATAACTAACGATGTGGCGGCAAGTGCAGAAAATACATTAGGGGCAGTTGCAGAGCGGAAGCGGAAACGATATGTTAACCGCTGGAAGAACTTCTAGACTTATAGACATGGATGAAACTGCGGCAGTTTTATCCCCATTTGAAAATGCAGAAAATACAGGATTAGCTCTGGGGTTAACCCCAGCTGAAATGGCAGCTAGATCATCTGCTCAAGATAAACAAGCCATAGGTATAGCAAATCAATTATCTGATACTATAGACGAATCAAAAACTTTAAGATCAGGAATAACTAGTGAACTTAGCTCTTTAAAGGTAGGGATCAACTATGCTGACAGATCTAGAAATGTTAGACAAATGTACGCAAACTATAAAAAACCAGTAGGAATTGGTTTAGCAGCTGCAGCTATTGTTGGAGCTGGTTACTATATGTACAACAAGTCAAAAAATGAAACAAACCCATACGACGAAGTTATGGATCAGCAAGAGACTATGCCTGGAAGAGCACCAAGAACAGATATTTATGATCCAGTCCCAGTTCAGGCTTATAGTCAGATAAATGATCCATTAGCTACAGCTGGAGTTGTTGGAAATTTAGATAGATCAAAAATAGGTCACACAAAAATGGGACCAAATAAATATGATCATTTATATAATTAAAGGAAAATAAAATGCCATTAAACATAGGCAAAGCCATTAAAGGAGCAACTAAACTTTCTGGTAGAGCCGCATCTGCAACCGCAAAAAGCAGCGGTGCTAGAAAAGCTGGCATGGGCATTCTTGTTGGTGGAGCAGCAATTGCTGGTGTTGTTAGTGGATCAAAAGGATTAGTTGATGGGGCTTTTGACGTTGCGTTTAATAACCCAGAGGCAGACAGAGCATTTACTGGTGGAGACATAGGGCCTGGATATATTGGATCTCAAATAGTTGGTGGACCAGTAGGCGCAATAGGTAAAGCTGCAGGTCCACTTGGTCAAGCAGCAGGTGCAGCAGCAGCAGGTCCAGTAGCAGTTGGCGGAGGAATGTTAGCTGGAGCAGGAACAATTGGTCTTGCTGGAACAGCATTAGCATATGGGGCAAGCGAATTAATAGGTAAAGGTGAAAACCTCGCTGCAAAAAAACTTTTTAAAAGAGGAATGCTAGGATCTGGAACAGTAGCAGGTATTGGTGGAGCAGCATTACTTGGCTCTGCATACGCAGCAAAAAAGCTAGTTTCTAAAATGTCTACAAGTCCATACGCAAATAGAAGATCTAGTAAAAATCAAGAAGAAAAACTTGGAGCTAGCGGAAACATTGTTTTAGGAATGCAAAACTCTAGAAGGGGTTACTAATGCCTATTGACCCAATGACTGGACAAGAATTACCATATCCTGGTGATTATAGTTCTTCTGGCATTCCTGGCCAGGTAACTGGCATGACCACAAGATCACAAAGTAGTTTATTTAACGACGTTCAAAGCAGCCAACCAGGGCTTATGTCGATGTTTGGTTTTAACTCTAGAAGAGCCGCTAACACCATAATGAAGGGTGGCTTCCTAGATACCAATAGGGAAACTGGGATGTTCTTTAGAAGGAATGACCAACTTAATAGAATGGTTGGATCTGGTGCTACAAGGCATGCAACTGGATTAGAAGCTGGCGGAAGATTTGGCAGAGGTTCATACGTTGGTTCTATAGGGCGCAGAAATGCCAAAATAGCAAAGATGACTGATGCTTTGGCAGATACCACTGGTAAATTAAATGCGTCTGCACCAAGAATAAGACCTTTTATGAAAAACCACTTAGACCCAAGGGCTCTGACTAGGTTCCATTCTACAACAACATTAACTGGAGCAAAAAACGCTTATAGTCCTTTTACTGGTCTAAATGATATTGGTGAAAAATTATTTAGTGGAGAAAAATATAAAAAACTAGTTGGTGGTACAGTTGGTGACGACACTAGAATGATGGGTGGCGGAGCATTTGGTATGCTTAGGGCTGCTACTCAAACTGACGCCATTGAAAAAAAAATAGCAAAAAGAACAGCTTCAGGTAAAGACACTACAAGGCTTACAAAAAGATTAGGTAAAGCTAGACAATCCATATCGGCCATAGCAAGGTCAACTACCCCTGGCTTTGATCCATTTAATATGGCTACAACAACTGTCAAAGATTTACAAATTGCTCAAGTTAGCGGAAGAACCACACCATTCCAGCAAGCAAGCCCCACTAAAAAAATTAATCCAAGAACTGGAACAACACGATTTAGAAATCCAACAACTGGAAGATTTGAAAATAGGTTTAAAACACAACAGCCATACTTTAGAAGTAGAATGGGAACGCCAGTTGCTCCTCCAGGAGGAGTAGGTCCACCAGCACCTGGGGTAACCGCTTCATCAAATGCAAAGATAATTAGGGGTAGTGGTGGTGGCTACAGTGCAGTTCTAGATGATGGATCATCAAGGTTCATAAGTCAAGATGTAGGTTCTAAATTCTTTAAAGATGGCGTAGGTTCTACTGGAAACGCTTTAGCATCATCTGCTAGAGGAGAGCTTACAAAGAGAATGTTAGGTTATGCTCGTGGAGCTCAAGGCTTTGCTGAAGCAGGTAACTTATCTGGACAGGCTTTAGCTGGAGCAAGGTCAGCGGTAAACGACGCTGCTACATTGATGAGTAAGATGGACGCAGCCGGCGTACAAGTTCGTAGATCAGGTGGAAGTCAGGCTGCAAAAGTAGCTAATATTAGATCTAGCAGAACAGCAATACATACAACAGCACAAGAGCTGCTCGACATGCAAAGATCAGTCGCTGCCACAACAGGAAAGAACGCAGGAAAAACATTAACGCTAGACTCCTTTAATGCAAGCAAGAAAGCAGCAGTTAAAGCTGGTGGTCCTACGCAAGCTTTCAAAACTATAGCTGATGATATACTTAGTGTTATACCTGGTGCTCCAGGATCTGCTTCAGCAGCTGGTTCGGTAGCAGCAAATACAAATATGGCAACAGGAACTGGAGCTAAGAAATTTCTTACAGCTGACTTAACTGAAGCACTCATAGGCAAAAAAGCTGGCGTGATGGCTGGGCAAGAAATGTTAGAGCAGGGTTTCCTTAAAACTTATGGGGTAAAAGGTGCTGCCCAGATAGCTAGGTATGGAGGCAAAGAAGGTGCTAAACTAGTAGGTACTAGAGTCGGCATAGCTGCATTAAACTTTGCTAACCCAATATTAACTGCAGCAGCAGTATACGACATAAGTAAGATGGCTGCAACCGCAGTTATAGGCGGAGGAGCCAGATTTGCAAGGGATGCCATGAAATCTATGCAGGGAAGTATTAATAAGCCTGCTTTTGGCATGGGCTATGTTGACAACGAGGTTGCTGCAACTTCAAGAGCAAGAGGAGTTTCTGCAATACAAAACTCTAGGCTAAACGCAAGAAGTGCTTTGGGATCTGAAGCCGGAATGATGGCTTCCCATTTTGGATAATTATCATGACTAGCTTAAAAGATAAGACTAAAAATTTTAGACAAAGATTAGAAGCACTTCCTAGAGAAGATCTTCTTGAGATCCTAAAAGCCCAAGACCCAGAAATAATAAAACAAGTCAATAGAATTGAATGGGTATTTGCCAATAAATTAACACATGTTAACTGGTCTGATGGATCACCTATCGAATCTAGACCATTAACTAATAGAGAATTATCATTATTAGTAGATGAGCCATTTGAAGTTGATAATAATTTATTAAATGCCGGCCTATCTTCTGAACAGCAAAGGCAATTACATTACGCAAAGGATCCTTGCCTTTGGGCTAAGCATTTCTTAGGTGTTGAAACTAGAGTTTACCAGACTTTAATTTTAAGAGACCCAGCGTTAAGAAAAGTGTTAAGAGCTGGTCGTCGTTTAGGTAAAACTTTTACTATGGCAGTTTATCTTTTGCATTACAGCTACACGCATAGAGACGGAAGATGTCTTGTTATTGCACCAATGAAATCGCACGTGGAATTGATTTACCAAGAAATGGTTAGACTAGCTACAAAAAATAATATAGTCCTTGATTCTATAACAAGAAAAGTAACTAGCCCTCAGTTTATGATTCAGTTTTCTAATGGATCAACAATTAGATTCTTTACTTCCGGAATGAGATCTGGAGGCAAGTCAGACGTTGCTCGTGGTCAGGAAGCTCACGTTATTGTGTTGGACGAAATGGACTACATGCACAATGACGACCTTGACGCGCTATACGCAATGCTTCAGAAAACCGCTGAAGATCAACCAGACAAAGTTTTGATAGCAGCTTCTACCCCAACTGGTCGTAGAGAAAAGTTTTGGGAATGGTGCAGAAATCCTAGGTTTAAAGAATTTTGGTTTCCATCATACGCAAACCCATTCTTTAGTAAAGAGCAAGAAGATGAATTTAGAGAACAATATTCCGAAATGGGATATCGCCATGAAATTGAAGCAGACTGGGGAGAAGACTCAGAAGGTGTGTATCCAAGAAGGTACGTTGATTTAGCTTTTATGGATCCAGGTTGGTCTTATGTCCCAGTTATAACTTCAGCCCGAAGCTTTCATGTTATTGGAGTTGACTGGGATAAATATGGAGCAGGCACAAACATAGTAGTATTAGAGGTCTGTTCTGAAAATTATGAAGAAGCTCAATTTAGAGGTAAGATAAAACTTTGTTTTAGAGAAGAAATAGAAAAATCTGAGTACACATTAACTAAAGCTGTAGCTAGAATAATAGAGCTCAATACTATGTTAAATCCAAAGCACATATATGTTGACAGAGGCTATGGTGAAGTTCAAGTCGAGCTCTTACGTAAGCATGGTGTAGAAAATCCAAATACTGGATTAAAAGAAAAAGTAAAAGGCGTTAGCTTTGCAGAGACAATAGACATAAGAGACCCTTATACTAAGCTAATGGTTAAAAAAGAATTAAAGCCTTTCATGGTTGATAACTTAAGACAATTCCTGGAAAGAGAACAACTTTGCATTCCTTCATCCGATGATGACATGTTTATGCAATTAATATCATATGTTGTGGTAAGAACTACTCAAACTGGAAGACCTGTCTTTGAAGCTGGTGGTTCTGCAGTCGATCACGCGCACGATGCTCTAATCCTAGCACTATTAGCAATTACCCAAAACTATGGAGAGTTTAGTAAAGCTAAGTATGCTATGAATACAGAGAGTATATCTAATACATTTTTTATGCCGGAGGAACAGTTAGTTTCTTCGACTAACACTTTAGATAATCAACAAAAAGTTGGAAGAGCAGATAAGATTAATGTTGGTACACCCAAAGCGGGATCTAGGAAAAAAACAACCGCTAAAATAAAAAGAAATATGTTTTAGGAGAAATCATGTCAGTAAATATGCCAAATGTCCCACAATCACCAGACCTGTTTACCACCAACCCGGCTTTTGAAACAAGCGGGTTGACCTCTAGCGAACTAATGGATATGGCCATACAAAGACAACCAGACATAAGAACAATGAATCACTATCTAGGTTCCATAACAGAAGTAATCCCTAGAGGTGATGTTTTATCTGAAATAGCAGATGCAATAATGGTAATGAGTAAAGTTATTGGAGAAATAGAAGCATTATTAGATATTACCTATTTAGATAGTTCTTTATCTCCAGACTTAGAAGAAGCGCATAACCAAGTCTGGTCAGAGGTAGTAAACGTTGCAAAAACAGAAGTTTCCGATGTTATAACAATATCTCAAAAAGCAGCACCTAATTATATAAGTTATCAAGAATACCTTTACGCTGTAGAACATCAGTGTAGAGGCTGTAGAGCACTAGTGATGGAGTACGACGCTTATGTCGGTAAAACTGCATTAAGTTTTTACTATGACATTAAAACATTTGTATCGTATATGCATTACGAAATGCTACGCATGAACAACGTCATGCTGTACACGATAGGGGATGAATACGACGATGATACAGAGAAAAAGGTTGCAAAAGAATTCTACCAATGGGCAAAAACGTGTAAAGAATATACGAAACTCTTTGCCCGTGAAATCTTCTCAGGCCCACCTGAACTCCCCCAATCCGAGGTGGATAATGTCACTGAAATCCAAGCAGCCCAATTTGAAGCATTTTTTTCGATCAGAATAAACTCTTATCAATCAGAAACAAAAAAACTTTTAGGTTTGGCAAAAAGAGAAATGGTAGATACATGCGACATGTATTACGATAATTTTCTATCTCCAGCTATTAAGTCAAGAAGCTTAGTTGCGTATCCTTTAGAGCTTTCTTTATTATCGAGCAGCATGCGAACAAAGTCTCCTAACTTAGCCAAAGAAGTTATTATAGCAGCTTCTTCCATTAATGGCAACTTAGCATCTTTGTTGGCTGACTTAAGAGACAAAAGAATCAACGCAGATAAAAAGATATCTGGAATTTTAGCTATGATCAGAGAGAAAAGAAGATACATTTCTTATACAAGACAATTAAAGTTTGTCTCTGGCACTAAGTCGGAAAGATATTTTATTGATATTCCCTATGACGAATATGCTGTGTATTTTGAGCAATCTTCAGTTAACAATGAAAAACATGAAACATTAAACTCAAGCCACAAATACTTTACTGACCTATTGGAAGATAATCATCCTCAGTACTTATTAAGATCCGGGGGAGTTATTACTGGTGATATAACTATCTCAGAAGGATCAACAATAGGCGGGTTAGATTTAGCTAACCATAGTCACTCAGCTGGAGATGGGTCTTCTGTAATAAGGGCTAGCTCTATAAACTATTCACAAGACAGAATAGATAGGCAATTCTTAGAAAACTTTACAGATCCAGATAACCCAGTTGCAATATCCGTAGAAGCATACAACCCATCAATTTTAACTGGCGGTGTTCCAGTTGTTGATGTTATAATAAGTGCAAGATTAGATCTTGAATCAACAACACAAATAGATGATGAAAGATTTGATATACTTGTCGAGTATGTGGAATTGGAGGATTAATTATGTCATGGTTTAAATATCTATCAAGAGACGGGTCATTTGATGACGTAAGCGCAAGATATATATATCCTCCAATGAGAAATGAAATTAAGATTAGTGCTCCGTATTATGATATACAGCCAAATAATTTATTGGTAGTCAAAATAAATGATGATTCTTTTTATACTAAAACAGGCAAAGACGGAGTAAAAGCAACAGACAACAAACAATACACTGTAGTCTATCAAAGTGACCCTAACAGTGATATATTTAAAGTTGTAAAATCTAATATAATTAACTCTACTTTGTATTTTTTAAGTGGCGATACTCACAGGCAAGGAACCGCAATAAATGAAAAATATCATATATATTACGGAAATTCTTATATTAAATATGTAGAGCCAGTGACTCACTCAGGGGTAATAAAGTACAAGCAAATTAGCCAAGCAAATATTACGGCATTCACTAATACGCCGGCAAATTTATTGACAGCAGATTTTAACTTAAATATATCAACGATAACGAGTTATCTAACTACAGTCGATGCTAAAAATAATTCTTCTGATGGGTCTCCGGTATTTTCTTACTATAACCAAACAACTGATTGGCTTCAGTATAAATCTAATAATCCTGGTTCAAAAGTAACGGGATCTTTTAAGGGTCCGATACTGCAGTTAACTGCGCAAACTTTAAAAAATGGTGGAAAATTTAAACTTAAAATTATCAAAAAAGCTATAACAACAAATGATTACGCCAATGATACTTCAAGTACTATTGAAGAAAAAGAAGTTGTAAGTAATGTAATTATAGACTTAGCTGCTAATGAAAGTGTTTCAAAACTAGTCTACCAAATAGATACACTAGAATATAGCGAAGAATATTATTTTGTTATAGAAGTAATAGAACAAAATAATATAAACCAAGCAGATACTGTTGTCGAGTTTATAAACTTTAAATATCTAGAAGGACCAGCAGCTACGTTGGATCCCAAAGAATACTCTAGCATACTTTCATTTAAATCTTAAGGACAATTATGACTCAATTTAGACAGACCATACAAGACCTAAAGCCAAATACAACGTATTTAGCAAAAGTTTCAGTAAACGATAAAGATATATCAACCATAATAGCTGAAAAAAGTTTTGTATTTGAAACACCGGGAGATACAACTATTCCTGATTCTCCATCTGTAGCAAATTTCTTTTTATATAGCAATTCTAAATCTGTTATGTTTAAGTTTGATGCGCCTACCGATAGAGACTTATCTGGTTATGATTATCAAATATATTCTACCAACAGTCTTACAACACTT